GCGAACCGCAGGCTGGTGCCCATCGATTCTTCCATCAGCGTGTGAAAGAACTGCCCGACCTTGAGGCCATCGAAAGTCTGGATTTCTTCCGAGACGGCCTGCAGAAGCTTGACGCGCGGAATGATCAGATCGGTACTGTCGATGTTACCGAAGGAGGATTTCTTGCCGCCCTGCAGATGCGCCGGGAGGTCAGACTGATTTATTTTTGCTACTGCGTTCGTGTCGGCCATTTACTTGTCTCCGAGGCTCAAAGTCTTTCGGCCTCATGTTGGGTGTTACGTTGTATCGCGGTTCAGGGCGAGGGATTGCGTCGTCGCCATCTTCGAGCCAAGCCCCGTCGCCGTGGTGATGAGGGCAAGGCTGTCCGTTGTCGTACCACTTATCCCTCGCCATGGTCTTATTCCGTCTGCGCTTTGATGGCGAGAATCTGCGCGTAGGACGCAGTCACCGTGATCAGAGCACTGATGAAGTCCGTCGGGCGGTTCGTGCAAAGATTGGTGACCACGGTATGGACGCCATTAAGCTTGTCGATCTTCGACTGCTTCCATTCCTTGGCCACGGCGATGACGGACACCGACGCGTAGATAGGTGGTTCAGCGGTACAAATCCGGTCGAACGCCTTTTCGGCGCTGGCCTGTGCATCGCTGCCCGTTGTCACGCAGGAGCTAAGTACCAAAACGGCACTCAACGCAAGCATTGCCCCAATGAGGCTGTAGGTTTTCATGTTGGTTCCTCTTCCTTAAACCATGACCATGCGCCCTTCGCAAAGGCCATCACCACGTGGGTTTTCCCCTCGATGGAGTCATCGTTGTAACGCCGAAAGAGCAGGCCGCCCTCGCCGTTATCAAATGCAAAATGTGCTTGCAGCTTAAATATCTGCTCGTCAGGGAGAGCCACAACATAGCTCCGTGGCTTCTTGTAAAGCTTCCGGCCCATGGCGAACCTACTTGCGAATAGAGGTATAGGTGGAGGTGCCGACCTTAAACATCTCGGTGGGCAACTCAAGGCCCGAATTTTCGAGCAGATCTTTGGCGAACGCGGCCAAGGTGCTGGCGTTCACCGTTTCGGTGATCAGCGACCCGTGATTGTTGTCACGTAGCCACTTGTAGCCGGATTCTTTGTCGAGGATCGAGCAGCTGAACCGGTTGGAATAGCCCACCGTGCCGATGCCCTCGATCTTGATCGACTTGATATTTTTGGCGCGCAGTACGTCGGGGATTTGCTCCTTCGAAAGGGAGTCCTCGATCTCTGCGAGTGCTTCGCGCGCTGTCTTGATGGTGTCGGTTGCGGCCTTCACATCGACGTAGTGCTTGATGGCTGCGATGTGGTCGCCAGATGCCAGAACGGCGTTGGTATCGTCGCGGACCATCCCGGCGACTTGGACTAGGCCACGTGTGACTTTGCCCAGAATTTCCTTAGTATCTTCTTGCATGCTGTGCTGCTCCGTTGTCGCGACCACGTCCTGCGATCGTGTACTTATTATACACTAGGCGCAGGCCCGTGTCAAGGGGTCCCGAAAAACAGAGAACCCCGCCACCTTTTCCTAGAAGAAAGTGACGGGGTTCTACCTCTTGAGCCCACGGAGGCGGCTAATGTGGAACTTAGCTTTCACAAGCGCCTGGCCCTTGGACGCCCCATCCCTTCCACATTAACCAAAAACAGAGCGGGCCTCGACACTACGCGAGGCCCGCCATTGCTGTACCAGTCCGAACCTTGGGAGGATTTATTCGGTGGCTTCAGCGGCCGAAGCAGCGACGGTCTCGTCGGCTACGGTTTCCGTGGCTGCTTCGCCGGCATCGGCGGGAGCAGCTGTTTCAGCAGATGCTTGTGCAGCGGCGGCTGCGCCGGAGACAGCAGGCTTCGGAAGGTCAAAAGCGGTTTCAGCGTCGTTGAGGCCGATCAGCTTCGATTCCTTGCGAGCCTTGGCGCGCAGCATATTGCCGATGGTCATGCGAGCGCGGCCTTCCGCGCCGTGTTCCTTGGCAGCAACGATGCCCTCGTAGTGCGAGACCTTCGTGTCGTCGATGCCGTTCTTGCGTGCGAGCGCGAAGAAGGCCGGGAACTCGAAGCCGTCCTTGCCCTTGGACTGTTCGTTGATGAAAACTGCGACCGGGTCGGACCCGCCGCCCTTGTACTTGCCGCTGTACTTTGCCGGTACGATGGACTTCTTGACTGCGACTTCTGCCGTGGTGTCGTTCATTTTATCTCTCCTTGATCCAGTTGCGGAATTGCTCTCTTGATCTGCCCTTAGTGTATCACGCGGGAGGGGGCGTGTCAACCTATGCAGGAATGTTGGGCTGCTTCTGGGCGTTCTTCTCCCGTTCTGCGGCCCAGATTGCGACGCGGACCTTGTCAGTCTTTTTCATCGTCTCCACCGAAACGATGCCGCCGTTCCCTCCCCTTCCATTGGTGCCCACAACGTCGTTGTGGATTGAGTCGATCAGCTCTTGCGCTGCTTTGATAAGGTCAGCCATTAGAATTTGTACTCCTTGCCGCCGCGCCACGGAGCGCGGTCTCTGGTGGTTGTAGTGTTAAGCCCCACGTCGTTTTCCGTGAACTCGTAAGGCGGATGCAATGTAAGGCCCGTAGCCTTTTCGAACATTTCGACGCTGGTGGCGTGCTTGTGTGTGAAGCGCAAGTATATCTTGGGACCTTCCTTGTAGCGCTCAACCAGCCCTGCGTCGTCCCACTCTTGCAGGACGCGTCCCCCCTGAACAGCGCGGAGGCCCATCTCCTTGGTCTGCTCGACCACACGCCGGTTGAGATCGGCCTGTGTGAACGGGTACTCAAGCGCCAGATCGTCGTGGATGCGGCCCTCTTCGATGATGGCCTTGGCGATGCGGCGCGACCAGCTCATGTTGGCCTCGACGATCAGCGCGTCGGAGGATGACGAATACTTTATACTTTCGACGTCCTGCTTAGATACCGGCAATTCCATGAAATATCGCATATAGTGCTCTTTCACGTCGCGGCGCTCCATGAAATCCGCGTACTCGACGAACCACGGCTTGAGCCCTTCGGCCCATGACCGGAACTCTAGCTCCGACTTGTGCAGGTGGTCCTTGTCATAGGCTCTGGTGTAGAACAGCGCGCGGTCGACGACACCCGACTGGCCGACGTTGACATCAAACCGGTTGGATGCGAACATGACGCGGCTGTATATCCGGTAGTCGCGGGCTGATTGGAATTTCTCCGAGCCGCCGATGTCCACGTTGCGGATGATCTTCTTTACTTCGTCGGTGCTGGCGTCGCCGCTGAACTTGGCCTCGTCGATGAATACAAACATCTTGTCAACGAAAGGCTCGACCGAAAAGTTGCCCTCCATCACTTTCGGCGAAGCGGAACCCCACAGTCGGCCCATCATCGCCTTCATGAACACGTTGCCGAAGAAAGATTTGCCGACGCCCTGACCGCCGACGCAGACCCACGCGATCTGCTGCTTGCGCGCCGGGTTCTGGAATATCCAGGCGATGTTGTCCTTGGCCCACTTGATCTGGTTGGCGTTGTCGCGGGTCAGGTAGGCGAATAGTTGGTCCAGCTTGGAGATGCACTCCGCCATCAACTCTTCGTTGACGTGGTCCGTCGGCGGGATCGGCCAGCCGCGCCACGTGTTGAAGATGGCCGAGGCAGAAACGTCTTCGTCATCGTCCTCAAGTACATTTCCGTAGTTATCAACTCGATAAATACCTCCGGGTCCGAGTTCGGGGAACATGTCACGGCGATCAACGCGCTTCCGCATGTCAGACGACTCATAAACCTTGAAAGCTTCTTTCGGCTTGCCTCCGATGCGGACGACGTCGCCTTTGTGCCGAGTATAGAGTTCGTTATTTTCGTGAGCAAATCTTCCGTTCCCCACATGCCGTCTTCGGTCGATGTATAGGTTATCGGTTTCATCGTAGATATATCGTTCAGCCATAGCCGAGAGAATTGACACGTCGCTGCCGGGGGTGAAGACGGCACGCAGAGCCATAACCCGCTCTCCGCCAAAAAGCTGCTCGATGGATGGCCATCCGGGGATTTTGGCGTCGGGGTTGCGGGCGAGCTTTCCTTGGGCATCGTAATACGTCCTTATTCTCATGTGGGGTTCGTCGTCCCCCATGTATCCGCACACGAAGTGAATCATGCTCTCAACGATACTATCGTCGTCGACCGGGCAATACACATCCGCCGAAAGGACTTCGTGGTTGTTCATCGCTTGGGAATCCGCTACGACGCGGGCGAGCCAGCCTGCCACTTTCGTCGCTGTCGACTGGCGCGAGCCTTCGACCCACTTATCCTTGACCACATATAGGAATGTTGCAAAGGCGATGGCGCGGACTAGGTCGTTGAACGACGCGCGGCGAGGCGTTGTCGAGGCGATGCGCTGAATGCGGTCAGCGGGCTTGTTTTCGCTGTCCCACCACACGGAAATGTCGTACTCGTCGGCCTTACTCTTGTGGGAGTAGATCGACCCCGGCATTACGGTTTGCTTGGCGGATCGATAGAGATTTTTGCTGTCGGTGTTGGTGGGGTAGCTGCGGATTTCGACGTGGTATCGGTCTCCGTCAATTCGGAACTCTTTGGGGGCGAAGCGGGATAGCTGCTCGAAGTTGGAGGCTTCTTCCTCACCAAGCTGAATAAGTACATGAGTAGGAATTCCAGCAGAGCGACGCCCAAAACGAAACCGAGTATCCAGCCCAAGGTGCTCCATGGCAGCGATGACGCAACGGTTGAACTCAGGGTCACCAGCGTCGATATCAAAGTCGACCCATCCCTGCTGCAGATTGAAACCAACATTGTGGAAGCTGCGAGATTCGTCATCGATCCAATCCTGAAGGTTCGTATCCTTGTATGCGGATTTCGCCCACTCTTCGTCGATGGGCATCTTGCCCGACATCTTGAGGTAGACGGCGCCAACCGGGATGAACTTTTCGTTTATCTGCTTGGTGATGGCGCGCTGCGAAGCGATGAATGGTTTGTCTTCGTTGCGGATGTCAAATCCGCCCATTATAGTCTCAAACATTGGTGCCCTCGTTGCTGTCCTCCCCCGCAAAACACCGAAAGGGGTCTGGCCGGACCTGATTCCTTTCGGTGAGTTTGCTTACGAGGAGACAGTGCACAGTATACCACGCCGGGGTGGCGGGGTCAAGTCGTTATGGACCCATTTGCAGGTAATTCCATGTGTCGATTTCGTCCAGTGTCTCCGACTTAGGCGCGGGGATTTTCTGGATGACCAGCTCGTAACCCATTACGTTGAGCACGTCGACGATCGAGGCAAGACGTGGGTTCTGCGGTAAGCCGCTCTGCCATTCCTGGATCATCTTGGTGCTGTAGCCCGCCCTTTCGGCGACGCAGTTTCGGGACAGCTCGTTGTCCTTCACGAGCCGCCCGGTGGCGAGCATTATTTCACGCGCGCTCGGCATCGATCTGGTCCAGCAGCTTGCGGGCCTCGTCGGTCGTGTGAACCGTGTAGCGGTCGCCCATGATGGTAGCAACGCCCGCGACCATCATGATCGTCGTGATGAACCCCATCCACTGCATCGCGGTGCTGTCCATATAAATGCCGAGGCTGATTGGCGCGAGGATGACAGCCGTGAACGATATCAGGTGCTTGAACCACTTAACACCGAGCGGCTCGTAAGGCACGATACGGATTTTAGTCTCTTTCATGTACGCAGGTCCTTCTAGGGAGGGTGCGGGGTGTAGGTAGCGGCCACCCCGCGCAGCCGTGTGGCGTACGGTACGCCTACTGGACGGTGTCAGGGGCGGGGTCAGCCGGGGGCACGGTGCCGGGTCCGTACAGGGCGTTGACCGCCATAACAACGTCGCTGGTGACGTCGGTCAGGAAGTCGTTGATGATTTTGGTGAGCTTCTCCGGCGTCGCCCCGACAGCAACGCTGCGCGACATGAACTCGATGAACATCGAAGCGGTGAGCGACGTGATGGCTTCGTGTACCTCGATCGGCTCGCAGCCCTCTTCCTGCACGAGGTTGAGCGTGTGGATGAATGAGCGCAACACCTCTTTGATGAATATCAGCTTGGTCGACGACATGCTCGGACCATAGGTGGCGAGGATGCGCGCCAGCGCAATGTCGGACTGCTGGTTGGCCTTGGTGACGCGGGCGTTGAATTTGGGACCCTTCATAGTGTCTAATCCTTTTGAGAAGCTGCGTATAACAAAACGAATAACACCGCCCCGACGATCGTAAGGGCGGTGAACCAATCCATTTACTTGTACTCCGTGATCTGAATGGGCGGACGCGGTGCCAGCCCCTCCATCTTCTGGACAGTCGACACCACGACCCACTGCTCTCCTTCGACGATCTGCTTCTGGACGTCGATCTGTGTCTGATGACGGCTGTCGCGCAGCGGGGTCATGATTTCAGGCCACTTCCCGGAGCTTAAGGTCAGCCTTTCGTCGTCTTCCTGAAAATTGCCGATTTTCATTGCGAAGAACTTTACGCGTTCCATTGGTGTGTCCTTTTGTTTGAATTGTTGTTGCGCCACCCATTGCTTGCCGGAGTATTGGAATGGTGCACGCTTGAAGTTGGTGGGGGTGTAGTTGCTGTACCCAAGCGGGGACAGCGGGTTTGAAATCTTTATAACCCAGACATCCGACAGTTCGAGGTACACCACCTCTACTACCTCGCGCGCCTCACCCGGTGCCCATCCTTGGTACTTGTAATTGCCGTTGGGTGTCACCATGTCGAGGACGTTGAATGGGGGTCGACCGCGCGACCCCCTCCAAGTAGACTTGCCCATTGGTTATTACTCCCCTTTCGGTTGGGCAAAGCGCTGCGCCGAAAGCCAGTCAGCGGGGGCGGCGATCTCCATGGTTCCGTCAGCGCCGTCGCCCGGCACGATGATGTGCTTGGTGGTGAAAATCTGGCGAGCGAGCAGGTTGCGGCCAGTCATTCGGACCCGACCCTGCCAGCCCGGTGTCGTGCGGTTGTACTTGCTGGTGTCGACGCCGTTCAGCCCGCAGATGCGTTCGAACATGGCCAGATCGGTCTCCTTCTTGCCGACGCAGAAGTTGTTGAGCAGGATCGCCAGCCAGTCGCCGGAATGGGTCGGGTGGCCCTGTTCCTTGTATTTGGTGCGGTAGCGGCTCGCCACGACGGACCCGCCCTTCTTGTCAGCCGGGTCCGGTGCCTCGTCGGCTGCCTGATCCCACTGCGCATCCCACGCGTCGCCTTCTTCGGTGCCCTCGTCGAACGGGTTGTCGGCGGCCATAATGCCTTCCTTGTAGGCCGTCGCCCCGTCGAGCGCCACGCCCTTTTCGCTGCGCTTGATCACCGGCGTATCCTCCACCGGGGGCTTGGGGGTCTCTTCGAAGGGTTCCGGCTCCGGACCATCTTCGGTGCTGATATCCGCATCCGCGACGTGGTGGACCGGTTCTTCTTCGATCGGCTCAACCTTCTGCCATATCAGCTTGTCGTAGTTGCGGTAAAGCTCGACGGGCGTCGTCGCCGTGCCACGAGTCAAAAAGTCATTGTCGGTGCGGCGCAGCTGGCCGAGCGTCGGCGGGGTCGACGGCTGGAACCTGATTTCCGGGTCGCGCTTGAGAATGTTCTGGAATGCGATCATCTGATTCATCGCGTCCTTGGCCGAAACGCCGAAAATCTGCTGGCCGACCGAGGCCATGAATGCCCGGACGAGACCGTTGTCGACTTCTTCGAGCGTGTAGCCCATGCTTTCGGCGGATTTCTGCTGTGCGTGGTGGATGGCCATCTTGTGTCTCCTAGATTGGCTCGTTGTCTCGATTACCCGTGTATTTTAACACGTGGCGTTCAGGGTGTCAATGGGTTTTCCTACCCCGTGTCAGCAGCTCGGTCAGCAGTTCGCCGATGGCGCCGCCAACATCCTCGGATACTACCTCGAACCCGGCCAGCTCCATGCTTTCGGCGCTCGGGCCGTTTTCGATCTGCGCGCGGGTCACCGGGGGAACGCCGCACTCGTCGCACACAAATTTGGCCAGATCGGCGTTCTGCTCCTTGTTCTCGAAGTGCGCAGCGAAAGTCTCGCGGCTGACGTCCACTATCTTTCTGTTGATCATCTCCAGCGCCTGCTCGCGGTCGTGGGTCCGACCATCTTGCGCATCGCCCTCGATGACGGTCTGCAACAGCGCGGCCTGTGTAAGCTGGACGACGATGTTACGGTATGCCTCGGCCACAGCCATCAGAAAGATGGTGCAATTCTCGCTATTCCCGTAGTGGTAGCGAATGCTCTGGCGTGCGACGCGCATCGCGGCGTCGACGGCGTCGTGATTGGAACCGCAATAGCAAATCTGAATCTTAGTCATTTTGGAAATTCCCCGTTCCTCGATTGATGGCGAGGGCTACAAGCTCCGCGCGCATCGTTGCAATGTGTTTGCTGTCGCCGAAAGCGGTGGCGAAAAGCTCTTTGACACCCACAGCCCGTTCAATGTAGATGTTGTTCTCCCACCGGTCCCCATCGAAGCGGACGACCGGCGAGACGATCACTCGGAAAGCCATTTTTTGACCTTCTTGTCGAATGCGTGGTAGTGTTCCAGCCATGTAGCGGCGTGGTTATCAGGCGGGCACCAGTAGCCCGCCACTAACGGGATGAATACCCTGTAGTTGGTGCCGTCTTTGTCCACGACCACCGCCTTGGGGTTAAGCTTGAATTCGCCCGCGAGGTAGAGGGCGAAATCGGCTGCGTCGGAGCGCTTTTTCCAAGCGTCCACCGTCGTGTCGTACGAGCGGATGTAGTTGTCCAGCAAAACGGTCATACGTTCGGCCAGCCGTGTGTCTGGTTGTAGAGGATGCAGATCAACACAACCATCGCGATGAATGCACCCATCGCGGCGATCTCTGCCGCCACCTTGGCCTGTTCCTTCAGCACCTCGCGGAGACGCTGCTCCTTGGTGAGGTTGTGGCTAGCCACTCTTACTACTTTGCGTGCCATGTCAGTTGTCCCCGTTGTGTCCTACAGTATACCACGCCCGGATTGCCCGCGCAATGGCGTTTCTCAGTCCTTATCAGTAGTTCTCGTCAAGGAAGGACTTGGCGTATTGCAGCGCCGTGTTGCTAGTCAGGTGGGTCTTCTTGTCGGGGTCACCCATCCAGTCGTCGGCCAGATCAGGGACGTCCAGAAGCTTGGCATACCAGCCTTCCGGGTAGTCTTCGGCTGCGTAGATGCCGATCTCGATCCGGTGGGAATGCTGGTGGTTGCTGCCCTTGTGGATGTTGATGCCGACCTTGCCGTTGGCGTGTCGGTTGAAGTGGCCGAGCTTCGCCGGACCCGGCAGCTTTCGGTCTTCTTCCCACGTGGCGCTCGCTTCCGGCGTGGACGCCGCTGCGATGACGCGCTGCATCAGGTCCTGCGTCAGATACTCGGACATGAAGGCGCTTTCACCCAAATTGTCGCGCATCGCCCGCACGTTGTGGTAGCGAGGCGATTTCGGGTTGTAGATGTGGGTGACCGTTCGCCGGTTAACACCGAAAGCGATGGCGATCGCCCCGATGCTCATGTTGGCATGGTGGAGGGCCAGCATCTGGCAGCGCTCGTGGAAGGTGAGTTTTGCCGCGAAGCGATTGTCGCCAAGCTTGAGCACAGAGGCGGGCAGCTGGTTGGCGGGGTGGGAAGGTGGTAGATCGGGTCGGTTCAGCACTAGGCAAGCTCCTGTGGTACGGGATAGTGACGCAGTGTAGCACATGAGCCACGCCGGGTCAAGTGGTTTGGGAAGGGCGATCATTTGTAGTACATGTCCTGCCAAGCTTCCTGTCCCTTTTCGGTGAGGAAGTACGAGCAGCGCGATCCGAAGATGCCGGGGTGCCGGTAGATGTATCCTTCGGACACGGCTTGGTTGATATCCTCCGCCGTGATGGCGTCTGACGGGCGGATTTCGATCGTGAACGTGTCCGGATCGAAAAGGCGAATCAGCAGCTTGATCTGGGGTGTCATTTCAGGTTCCTCTGGGTTGGGCGGCGCGACGCACGGCCTGTAGCATTCTCGTCCGCAAGCTGACCACTGGCATCATTTCGTACTCCAGCACAGTGCCAAGGAAGTCCTTGATGGGACCCCATCCTTCCTCTTCGTCGTCCGCAAACTCCGCGATCTGGTCGAACAAGTCGCTGGTACTGATGTTGCTGAACCCCTTGTCGAACGCGTGGCTGCCGAATACGGACTCCATGCGCAGCGTCAGGTCCGAGTCGTCGTGACTTTCGGTGATGAGGTTCACCAGCGCCGTGTGGATCGCCGCATATTCTGGTTCATTGGGGCGGATGTGTGCCGCTCTCAAGCGTTGTGTCATTTCAGCTCCTTATTTGCGCTCTTGTCAACCTGTGTGTCGATGCCGACGTTCTTGCCTGCGTCGTGGCCTTCCCAGAATGCGGCCAGCCCCTGACGCTTTTCTTCTTCGGTCTGGGCGCGAGCGCGTGGTCCCTTGGAGACGTAGCTGCTGCGACGCGCGGCCTTGGCTGCGTGCTTCTTGTCCCACTCAGCCCAATAGGCGGCGTTCACGACTGCCTCGGCTTCCTTCATAGCCCGGTATGCCGGGTCGGTCAGCATCTTCTCTTCGTGGACGCGGCGATTCTCGGCGTGCCGAGCTTCGTTGGCCTTGGCAGCCATATCCCGTTCGTGGCGGTTCCGGGCTGTGGTGCCCAATTCCCAGCCGTTCAGGTAGTCGTTGTTGAAGTCGGCTTCCGTGCTGATAATGTCGACGAGGGTCAGGGCGGAGGATGTCGAGGCTTGGCCGCGTGCGGCTTCTTCCCGCTTGCGCTCTTCCGTGCGCTGCTGTTCCTCACGTACTAGCTGGTCGCGCCGCGCCTGCAGCCTTTCGGTGATGCGGTAGGCCATCCCTTCGCGATAGGCGATAGCGTCGCGGACGAACACCGACTTGAAGCCTTCGGACTTGGCCCATTGCTGTGCCAGCTTCTCCACCGTTTCCTGCAGATAGGCGGCCATCATCTCGGTCGACACCACATTCGCGTGGCTGCCGATCAGCCGGTGTTCGTAGGTGCTGCCCTTGGCCAGACCCTTCACCGAAAGATAGTGGCAGAAGTTCATCTCCGCCACGGCCTTCCACAGCTTGCGTTGCCAGCCGTACAGCCCGCCATTCTTTTTGGTGTCCGAGCGCTGCGCGCCCTTGCCCGACGTGCCGAGTACCGCCATGTCGAGGTTGTAGGCTTCCAGCATTTCGGTCGCCTTGGCCATTGCGGCCTGCGCCTCGTGCTCATTCGGGTTGTTGTTGGCCAGTTCCAGCAACTTCTTGATGCGGTCGATGATCTTTTCCATGTGCCCTGCTCTCCTTGATTGGTGCCCTATTGTACCATACCGTGCCACATCTGTCAAGATATGCGACCATGCACGTGTTGCACAGTTGGTATGTTCTGACTGCATAGCCGCCGTACGCGGGGGCGCAGGCGGCTGCAGGCTACGGCAGTGCGGGTGGTGGGCGCAGGAGCTTCCGCGTACGGTACGCGGCGGTCAGGCTAGCGGCGGCATGCGTGGCCCTAGGCGGCTGTAGTGGCTGTACCATGTGGGCGGTTTGTCCCACGCCTTGGCGAACACGAGCGCGGTGAAAAGCACGGGGTCAGAGTGGCCGCGCTTCGCAGCTAGGGCGACCATCGACACCATGTAGCAGATGCGGTCGCGCTGTTGCGGGGTGATCGGGTACTTCTTAGCGACCATTGAGCGGCACCTCCAGCATTTTGGCGGCGTGCTCCCAACGGAGCGCGACCGTCAGCGGGTGGGTGTTCCAGCGCAGGCCGACTTGCGGCAGGATGCGCTGCTGGTCGACGGTCGGCAGGTTTGCCCATTCGCGGGATAGTACGTGGAAGGCAGCGGCGATGCGCGCTGCAGCGTCGGTGGACATGGTCGTTCCTCTCCATTAAGCGGCCTCGCCATTCGCGGCGAGGCGTCTACGATCCGCTACGCACTACCGTTCAGCGGATGGTCTTCTCGACCCATGTGCGTGGGGCTTTCAGGACTGCGCCGTCGGGCAGTACCAGTTCGCCGTCGTTCTCGGCCACCTTGCGCTGCAGGGCGAGCCGCCCGGTCATCCGCAGGCGACCCTGCCAGCCACGTGTTGTCCGGTTCCAGTGCTCGTGCTTGACGCCGTTCGCCGAAAGGATGGCTTCGAGCGCGGGAACGTTCGTGTGCTGCTTTTCGTCGAGCGTCAGTCGGGCCAGCTGGATCGCCAACCAGTCGGTGTTGCAGCGGCGCAGGGCCTTCGCGGAGATGTCCTTGGGCTTGCGGGCCATTGTCTCTGCGCGCTCGCGGTAGCGGGCCTTGTACTCGGCCGACACTACGCTATTGCCGCGATAGTCGTCTTCGTCGCCATCTTCCGCTTCCATCTGCGCCAGCGGCACGAATGCCTCGTCGTTGGTGTTGTGGTTGTCGTCGCCGAGACCCATCGCGTTGGCGATGCTACGGACGATGCTCTTTACGTTTGCGTCTGACATTGCTGTTCTCCATTCGGTGTTGGGCTCGGCGTCAGTGCCGATCTGAGTATTGTACCACAGGCTTGCACGTTTGTCAATGGTGTCTGCCATGCTTGGAACGCAGGGTTAATCTGCGCCGAAAGCAGGGTTCAGTCGTCGCCCTCCTGCTCCTGTCGCTCGTCGTAGTCCGCGCGCAGCTGCCAGTCAGGAACGTCCATATAGTCGCGTGCGCGGTCGCGGGTGGACATGTCGGCCAGTTCCTCAGACGTCTGCTCGAACAACTCCTGCTTCTGGTCGTCGTCGAGGGGGACAAACGGAACCACCGAACGCACGGCCATTGCCGTCCACTCCAGCTTGTCTGCGCTGTTCAAACCCGGAATCCAGTTCGACATGTTCGCGTCGATGTGGCGGCGAGCCTTGTCGTTGGGTGTCTCTCCGACGAGCGACGCCGGTTCGAAGATCGGCTGTATGGCGCGTAGCTCGCGGGCGATCGTTTCCAGTGCGTCGGCGATGTGGTGGGCGGATATCTCGTGGGGCTGCATGTTCGTATTCTCCGTTGCGTGCGTTTCGCAGAAGGCCCGAAGGCCCTCGCCGAAAGGCGCGGCCTTACGGAACGACCCAGAGGTAGCCATCGGGGGCTGGTGCGTCCAGATCGTCGTAGTCCTCGTTGGCGTCGTACGCGGCGCGCGGCACCAGTACCGTGTTGCCGCCTGCGTCCACGATCTGCCAGAGGTAGCGGTCTGCGTCCTCGACCTGCTCGTGTGTGGCTTCCTGCCACTCGGCTTCTTCCGGCAGGCAGTAGAGCAGCACGGCGTCACAGCCGTCGGTGTTGTTGGCCGCGACGAGCGCGTCCATTGCGTCGCCCCTGTTGAGGAAGGCCATTGCGTCTGCGTCCCAATTCCGGATGTCCATTGCTGCGTTCTCCTGTTGTGTTTCACGTGGAACATTGCGTGCGTTTCGCAGAAGGCCCGAAGGCCCTCGCCGAAAGGCGCGACCTACTCGGCCTCGGGCGGCTCGATGCCAAACATTTCCTCGACCAGCTGCGACGCCAGCGGGAAGGCAGGGAACACCAGCGCCAGCAACTCGCGCCCGTCGCGTTCGGCCTTTTCGTGGATGGCGATTGCGACGCCTGCCACGCGATAGGTCGCGGGCTTGTCCCATCCATATCCGGCGATTCGGCCTGTGCGCTCGTTGGCTGCGCGCTTGGCGTCGGCCAGTGTCGCGTGGGTGGTGCGGATTCCGTCCTCGGTGGTGTGTGCTGCCCATTCTGCCATTGCCGTGTGCTCCTGTTGCTGTTCCCTATTTTACCAAAGCGGAGGACTGTTGTCAAGATACCGAGAACGCATGGCAACATTGCGTCGGGAACATGGCGATTGGCACGGTGCTTGCTACGCGTGCGGACGCGCGGACCAAAAGGAGCAATCGTCGGTGGTGGATGAGGCGTTGATACAACGAGGCGTGGGATATGGGCGTCTTGACACGGAGAGATAGGGAGGAAAAGGGCGGGGCAGAGGAGGAATGAAGATGCGGCGTGCGCAGTGCACCGCCCCTCCATATGGTTCTCCTGTTTCTTTTTTTTCTCTGGGGGGCTTAACTATGGGCGGAGTGGGGTAGGGGGTCCCAAACTTTCGGTGCTGTGGGGGGGTGGCCTGCACCCCCGGGAGAAAAGGAGGAACCATGCGAACCGGATGCGCGGGCGTGGCACGGCGTACGTGTGCCCGCCGCCTCGTCGCAACTCCCGCTCGTAGCTTTCGCTGGAACGCCGCATCTACAACCGCCTCGTGCAGAGCCTCGCCGTGCACCACCCCGGCGCGTCTGCAATTCGGTGCTGCAATGGAAGCGTTTGCACCACGCCTCGTTGTATCTTCGCCTCTACAATTCGGTGCTGTGTCGAAGCGTTTACGCACGTGTTGCGTGTCTGCGCGTCGTGGTTGTGGTGTTCCTTCCTACGCGTGGCGGCTGTGCTTGCGTGGTACAGCGCCGCGTTGTGTCGAAGCGCTTCGTGTCTGCGCGTCTTGGTTGTGCAACTGTCGTGATACAGCGAAGCGTGGATGCAAGCGCTTCGTGTCTACGCTTCGTGGTTGCATGGACAAGGGCTTCCACGACGCGCGGTTGTTCGACACCCCCCATGCCTTAAACGCAAACCTAAAGTTCTAGGGGACCCGGTCTCGCGGACGCTAGTTAAACGGGTGTGCATATGCACCGCCTCCAAGCCTCGTCGCGCGCCGTTTCTTTGTTCCCAAGCCACTTGACACCCATGCCTCACTGTGGTACACTACTTGTATGACGGCAGCACTTGGTCAGAGCCTCAACGAGGTAGTCGAACCCTAGAAGTCATTGGATAAAGTGTCAGGCTGCTAGGCATCCCTTTGGCCCTCGGCGTCGTTAACCGAGGGCCAATGCTTACGTGCCTATATACGCCCACGCGCGCGGGCGCTAGAGCGCGGTACTAAAAGGAACTGCCATAGTGAACATTGGTGACGCAGTAGCCGCGCTTCAATGCGGCGAAAAAGTAGCCCGATCCGGGTGGAATGGCAAGGGAATGTATCTGGAATTGCAGACGCCCGACGCCCATTCGAAGATGTCCCTACCTTACGTCTATATGCGAACCGCGCAGGGCGACTTGGTCCCTTGGCTTTGCAGCCAGACCGACTTGCTGGCCGACGATTGGGAATACGCTAAGTAATGAGCAACACCACATCCGCCCCGATCCCGATTATCGAAGACTTGGCGTTTGCCCTTAAGACTTTCGATGCTTTGCCGGTCGAGATCAGGCGGATGATGGTGAATGCCCCGTGGGACTACTCCGCCGAAATGATCCGCGACGCGTGGCTGGAATATAAGAACCAGCCGCAGAGCTTCATGGATTTCATCAGCAATGCCTCCCCAAAGAAACCAAGCGACTTCGCGCGGACAATGGACCAGACCTTTCGGCGCGACGTAGCAGAGAACTCATATTCAGGACAAGAGACTAATGGGTCTTACAAGCTCGTACCACGCATTCATGCAAAATCCGGCAGTTGGGGTAGCCAAGGTTACCGTGGAGTACGGGCAAGACTTAGACGACCTAACGGAATTTTCCCGCCTATTAAAACAGGACGTGGAACAGAAATCAATTACGGCTGACCGTATTGATGAAGACTTAGTGTGGATAACCAAAACGGAGCGATGGATAATGGAACACCCAAACAACACGCCGAGCCTGCAGAACAGCGACGACCGCAGCGCCGCCGTCCAGAAGACACCGTGGCGCGTCAGCCTCGAAAGCATGAAGAACCGAGTAGCATCGGTGGAATATATTTACCCGGTGTCGATCCAACATATGACCATTGCGATCGTCATCCTCGACAACGGCTACGCGCTGCAGGGAATGTCGGCTCCGGCTGATCCGGAAAACTTCAACGAAAAGCTGGGCCAGGAATACGCCTACGAAGACGCCATGCGCAAGATGTTCTCGCTCGAAGCCTACGTAATGCGGGACTACCTGTCCGGCAACGTCGTGATCCACGATCCGGATTCCCGCTGGAACCCCACGCCAGCGACTTGACAGCCGCCTTTCGGTGTAGTATAATAGCTGCGCCTACGAAACAACCGGTCAACACAGGAGACCCTCAAATGACCGACACCAAAACAACGGCAGCGCCGACCCCCGCCAAGGAAGCGCCGTCGTCTGAACCAGCGAAGAACCCCGTGCCGGATGTCGCCTCGACGAAGCCGGTCTCTGCGTCCGCGACGTCGATCAAGGACCCGGACGAGAAGAAGGCACCCGAGCCCGCTGAAAAGCCGGTCGAGCTTACCAAGGACGAGGAAAAGGAACTCGAAAATATCCTGGACGGCGACGACGAAGCAGAACCGACCGAATCACCGGAAGACTTCGCGCTGGTCCGCGACAAAATCCGCCGCCTGATGCAGGGCATCTCGGAAAATACTCCCGACAGCCACACTGTCTGGGGCGCGGCGGGCGTCGTGCTCACCCTCGGCGACATTCGCACCATTGCGAAGTATATGCGCTGAATATCTTATCGGAATCTTGACGCCGGGATGAGGCCGTGGTATACTGGCTTCAACTCCCGGCGTCAATGTATTTGAGAATCCGATGACCACGCCTTACGATCTCATTCCACTACCCACCATGCCCTACGACACCCGGCCAGATTCGCTGCCGCTGGACGTCGAGGAATGCCGCACGGCTATCTGGCGGACCCGTGGCAACGTTACCAAGGCGGCTCAGCTGCTGAAGATTGAGTCGATCCGGCTGCGGCGTTTTATCAAATCCTCCCCCCGCCTTTCGGCGGAGATCGAAGAGGCACAGGAACAGCTGCTGGACAAGGCAGAAGATAACATCGCAGACGCGCTGGACGACACGGAAGACAAAATCCGGGCCGACAATGCGGCGAAATTCGTGCTGACCAACCTCGGCGCGCGTCGCGGCTATGGGCCGAAAGGGTCGGGTATCACGCTCAACCCCGGCGCGGGCAACGGAGCGTTCACAATATCCTGGGGCAACGGGCAGAGCATCACCGAACCCAAAGGGAATGTGATCGACCATGAGTGAAGCACTTCTCGACATCCCCGACGATGCCGTCAAGCCTCAGAATATCGTTATCCCATATACTCCGCGCTCACACTTCGTCGCTCTGCACGAAGAGACATGCCGCTTCATATTCCTCGTAGCGCATCGACGCGCAGGCAAGTCGGTGTTCGCGATCAACCACATGATCCGCGCCGCGCTGCAGAACACCAGACAGTTTCCGCCGCCGCGATACGCCTACGTCGGCCCGTCATTCGACCAGACCAAAGACTTGATCTGGGGCTACCTCAAACAATACGCAGGAGTGATACCGGGTGTACGATTCCTTGAAGGCGATCTTATGTGCATCCTGCCGAATGGTGCTACTATTCGTCTTTACGGCGGCGCTGCTGCTTATGAACGCATGCGTGGCATGTACTTTGACGGTATTATGCTTGATGAATTTCCACTTCTCAACCCCGCAGTATTTTCTACTGTGGTTCGTCCTTGTCTCGCTGATTATCGCGGATGGGCAATTGTGTCTGGTACGTCTAATGGTGACGACCATTTCGCGGCGCTGAAAAAGCGCGCCGAGGCCAACAACCGCAAGGCGGCGAACGACAACAAGAAGCCGAACTGGGCAATACACAGTATTCCGGTCACGATGACCGACAGTCTGCACCCCGACGAAGTGTCGGAAATGACGCAGGATATGACGCCGGAGGAATATGCCCGCGAAATGCTCTGCAGCTTCGACGCGCCGATCGAGGGATCATACTACGGCGACATCATCAACGAATTGGCTGCTGCGAAGCGCATCAGGGGTGTTCCATACGACAGCTCGACCGGCGTCGTCACATGGTGGGACCTTGGTATCGACGACGCGATGTCCGTCTGGTTCTTCCAGAAGTGCGGCTCGGAACTCCACATGATCCGCTGCATCGAGATGACCGGAAAAGGTCTCCCAGATGCCATTCTCGAAATCAAGAAGTTCGGCTACAACTTTTCGGCGCATGTATTCCCGCACGACATCAAAGCTCGCGAACTCGGAACCGGGCGTTCCCGATACGAAGTGGTATGCGAACTGCTCGAAAACGTGTTTATCTGCCCGCTCCACAAGGTCGAAGACGGCATCGAAGCGACGAAATCCGTCCTCAAGATGTGCTACATCGACGACAAGAACTGCGAGCCGGGCCTCATGGCCCTGCGCAACTACCATCGAAGCAAAGCGGGTAAGCCAGTCCACAATTGGGCCTCCCACAGCGCCGATTCGTTCCGCACAGGCGCAGTCGCACTCAATCAAGTAGTCGGCTATATCGGCTCAAGCAATATCGTTTCAATGGGTGGGGGCTTACGCCGCCGCATCCGAGGGGTAAGATAATGGAAGGCATATTCCAGGGTATCGGAGAGACTAAGACCGGCCGCACGGAAACTTTGGACGGCGACGTCACGACCTACGAAGTCCACATCAAGTCCCTGATCGAAGACGCGCAGGACTTCAACGACAGCGATCTGTCGCCCAACCGCGAGCAGGCCATCAAGTATTACCACGGGCTGTCTCCGGCGCTGAACGACGACATCATGGTCGATGGCGACATTACCGGTGACCCGGCTGTGGATGACGACGATGTCAACCAGTCGGAAGCTATCTCCACCGACGTTCGCGACACCGTTCTGGCTATCATGCCGTCGCTGATGCGCATATTCACGTCAGCCGAACATGTCGTATACTTTACGCCGAGCACTCAGGATCAGGTCGAAGCTGCCAAACAGCAGACCGACTACATCGAAAATGTGTTTTGGGAAGAAAACGACGGCTTCCTGATTCTCCACGACGTCTTCAAAGACGCAATGATCCAAAAGATCGGCATCGTCAAGTGGTGGACCGAAGACCAGCATATCGTGCGTCAAAAGAAGTTCCAGAATATTACCATCGTGGAGCTTTCGAACCTACTCCAAGAGTACAATTCCGGGTCGGCAGACGAGCAAAAGGCCGAAGTGCTCAATATGGAGCCTTCCCCTACCCCCGGCATGCTGGCTACAGTGACGGTGCGCTACGTCGAGAGCACCCCGAAACATACCGTAGAGTCGGTCCCGCCTGAAGAGTTCCGTATCGATCGTCGCGCCAAGTCGGTGCGCGATTCGCGCCTTGTCGGCCACCAGACGCTGGTCACCCCCTCCTATCTGATATCGCGCGGCGTCGACCCGGAAGTCATCGAAGACTACCGCGGCTCTTTCGATCACTACTCTCCGGAAGCCGATCTGCGCCAACCCGGCATCGAAACTTCCGTGCTTCGTCAGGACCTGATCGAATATGGTGAGTATTTCATCTACGTCGACCAAGACGAGGACGGCATCGACGAGCTTCACCGCGTCTGCGTCATCGGCCAGAACTACGACATCATCGAAGACGAGATCGTGGACGATGTCAACTTCGCCCTGTTCTGCGGCGACCCGGAACCCCATACGGCCATCGGCAGCTCCGTCTCCGATCTCGTCATGGATATTCAGAAGATCAACACGCAGATTTTGCGCGGGTCACTGGACAGCTTGTCCCGTGCGATGAACCCGGATATCGTCTTCAACGAGATGACGACCAACGCAGAAGACGTGTTGGCTTCGGGCGTCGGTCGCGTTATCCGGACGAGGGGCGACCCCGGCGCGGCTTTCTCTGAGATCAAGTACGACTTCGTCGGCGACGAAGCATTCGCCATGATGACCACTATGGACGGTATCCGGCAGCGGCGTACCGGCATTTCCGAGGCGTCCAAGGGCATCGATCCAAAGGCGCTGCAGTCGACCAACCAGATGGGCGTCGAAGCTATCGTCACGGGCGCTCAGGAACGCATCGAGCTTATAGCGCGCATTTTCGCTGAAACCGGCCTCAAGGATATGTTCAAGGGGCTGCTCCGCGAGGTTGTCCGCAACCCCAACAAAGAAAAGACGATCCAGATCAGGGGTCAGTGGGTTTCTATGAACCCCTCCATCTTTGATCCGAACCTGCGCTGCAAGGTCAATCCGACCATGGGCAAGGGTTCCGACACCACCCGGCTGATGGCGCTGCAGGATATCAAGCAAACGCAGCTGATGATCATGGAAAAGTTCGGCATCGGCAACACGATGGTCACCCCGGAACATTTCATGAACACTCAGTCCGATATCATGGCCATTGCCAACATCAAGGATATCACCCGCTACTTCGCCCCAATGGCTCCGGAGCAGATCAAGGCAATTCAGGAAGCTCCGAAAGAGCCTTCGGCAGAAGACAAGATCGCAATGGCCGAGTTGGAGAAGGTCAAGGCACAGACTGCGGGCAAGATCGCGGACAACCAGCACAAACAGGAGCAGTCAATGCTCGACGAGGACTTCCGCCGCGACAAGCTGGCTCTGGATACCCTCTCCAAGATGGCCGTGGCCCTCGCCAAGACAGACCTCGGCACCATCGAAAGTGCCGCACCGTTCGTAAGGAGCCAAGACCAGAATGGATAAGCGCCCTCTACAGGCCCACGAAATCGACGAGCGCGCGGCTGAGGCCCGCGCTCTTCTGAGTTCAAAAGTACTAGCTGATGTTTTCGGCGAGTTGCAGGATGAATATATCCAGGCACTCATTCAGGTCGACGTCGGAACCTTGACAGCCAGCACGCTGCATGCTAAAGTGAAGGTGCTTAGCGAGGTACAGGCTAGGCTCCGCTCCTACCAAAATGATGGAGCCTTCAAGCAACTCCGAAGGAAATAGAAATGTCAGGTCTTGAGTCCGCCGCTTCCGCATTCGACGCCGCCATTGGTGGCCGTGCTGCTCCCGCTTCGCGCGGTGATGACAGTGGTTCCAACGCACCCACCGAGACCATGTTCGGTCGCATGGGCGTGCTGGACGAGGATAGCGACCCTGCGGGCGGCGACGATCTGCCATTGAAGGGCCAGAAGAAGGTCAAGGAACCGGTCGTCGAGGAAGAAGAAGACCCGGACCAGCTTGAACTCGAAGATGGGGAAGACGAGCAGGATGCCGACGATGACGCCGATGGGGAAGACGACGAAGATGTCGACCCGAAAGCGAAGAAAAAGGCTGAAGAAGATGAGGACGATGATGAGCCTGTCTACGAAGTTACCGTAGACGGCGAGCGCGTCGAAGTCCCTCTCCGCGAGGCTCTCGATGGATACATCCGGCAGGAGACTTTCAGTCGCCGCCTGAACTTCCTCAACGAGGCCAAAGAGACAATCCGCAACGAGGCCGTCAAGGTCGTCGAACTGCGCAACACCTATTCGACCAAGCTCGAAGAAGCCATCAAGCTGATGGACATCATGGTTCCACAGGAGCCGGATTGGGAGCAGGAATACACGCGCGACCCGGCTGCGGCAAAGGTACTGCAGCAGCAGTTCAACGCGTTCAAGACCCAACGTGAAGCACTTCGCACCGAGGCGACCCGCGTCTCCGAAGAGCAGAAGGCCGAGGACAAGGAAAACCACACCACTTGGGTCAAGACTGAAAACGAGAAAATCCTTCGCAACCACCCACAGTGGGCGAAAGACAAAGACGTGATGGCGAAAGATATCGCCGCCATGGCCGACACCGCCCGCAAGGCCGGTTTCAGCGACGAAGAGATCAAAGAAACCAAAGATTCCCGCATGATCACTCTTCTCGCCAAGGCAATGAAATACGATCGACTGCAGGCAAACCGCCCGAAGCCGATCCGTCGCGGGAATAAGCCTGTCAAACCCGGAGCGGGAAGCAATAGCACGGCTCCTAAGGCGATGACAAAGGCACAACAGCAGCTGAGCCGGACTGGTTCCGTCGAGGATGCTGGCAGCGTCTTTACTCAACTCATCAGACCTAGGAGATAACTAGCTATGGCCAAGGTGGCACAGGCTTTCACTACCTACAACGCTACGGCGAACCGGGAAGACCTCTCGAACGCCATTTACAATATCGACCCGTTCGATACCCCGATCATGTCCGCTGCCCGTCGCCGCAACGCGAAGGCCCGCACGTTCGACTGGCAGACTGAAAACCTGCCGACCGTCGACACGGACAATGCCCAGATCGAAGGTTTTGAGCTTGCTCGCACGGCGTCCACCCCGACTGTCCGTCTGAGCAACGTCACGCAGATTTCGAAGCGCGATGCGACCGTCACCGGCTCGCAGGAAGCATCGGACCCGGCTGGCAAGTCCTCGGAAATGGGCCACCAGATGGCTCTCAAGTCCAAGGTGCTCAAGTCCGACATCGAGGCCATCCTTTCGGGGCGTCAGGCTCGTAACGACGGCGACGACGCTACGGCTCGTCGCACGGAAGCTGCTTCGCACTGGATTGCACGCGGTCGTGACCGCAACAACGTCCAGGGCAATGCGGTTATCGGCTACAAAGTCGGCCTTCCGCTCGTGTCCACCGACGCTTTCGCTGCAGTTGCCGGCGGAAACCAGGTGGCATTCACGGAAGTCATGGTTGGTGACGCTATGCAGTCGGCATACGGCAACGGTGCCGCTCCCGATCTGCTGATCGTTCCCCCGGCCATCAAGCGTACCGTCTCCACCTTCGAAGGCCGTGCTTCCACGCAGGTCCTCGTCGGCAAGACGGAAGTCGTCGCTACCGTGGACATCATCGCCACGGACTTCGGCCGCATCAAGGTTATTCCGTCGCGTTGGATCGCCACGGATACCGCGTTGCTGATCGACCCGCAGTATATCGCTGTGGCGTTCTTCCGCAACTTCCGTCAGTTCCCGATCGCCAAGATCGGTGACGCGGAAACCCGCATGATCCTTGCGGAATGGGGTGTTGAAATGCGCAATCCGATGGCGCACATCCTGTTCAACGGCGTCAAGCAGGGTGCAGTACTCGGCTCGTAATTCCCCCGCTTCTTGACCGGAGCGCCTAGGGGTGGGTTTAGGCCCACCCCATTTTTCTAGGAGAATTACCGTGACCGATATCACCGCTCAAAACACTTTTACTCTCCCCCTCAACAAGAGGAGCGGCTCTGTAATCAGTGTATCGATCGCTGGCACTTTCGTCGCTACTGTGGTTGTTCAGCGGTCGCGTGACAACATCAACTGGGTAGACGTCGATTCGTTCACCGTACCCGCCGAAAAGGACGCGATTACCGGCAGTGGCTGGTATTGGCGGGCCGGGGTAAAAACTGGCGGATACACAAGCGGGACGGCAGTGGTCAATGTTTACTAGTCCCCTCCACTCCCCGTTGAAGAGCGTCATACGTTCACCGGTCGTCAGTGACGGGCAGGTGGACGTTATAGGCGCCCTCGCGTGGCAGGCGGGTGCTTCCACTACCCTGAGCTTGCCCGGTGGGCGCGCTCGCGCCACGGCGCAAAATGCGGGCGTCAACCCGCGCATCTTCAAAGGTCCATTCCACACAATTGCTGGCAAGACCTATCGTTTCCACGGAACCGGGTATCACGGTACGAACACTGGAAACTTCTTTGTCCGCGTCTCGACGGACAACACCATTCAGAATGACGGTCCTATCCAAGCCAATGACGATCTAAGCGGCAACCCGCTCCTCGTCGACGGCACGTGGACGGCGGGTCAAACTATCGATCTTTACCTTGGCCTTGTCGTGATTGTGAGCGCAATCGGCCAGTATGCCGAGATCGATGACAACTTCTCGATCATCCAGCTATAACCCAGGAGAACTGCAGTGGCCAAGCTTCCGAAGAAATCTCCGAAAGGCAAGAAGCCCTCCAAGGGCGGCAAGGCTCTTCCGGCGTTTATGAATAAGAAGGGGAAGTAAATGGGCGGTCGTCGCTACGCTACTACCCCGGCCTTGACTGCCGATCAGGTTATCAAGGACCTTCCCGTCGATGCTGACGGCGTTCTGCTCACCAGATCGTCGGCTGGTGCGGCTGGCGTTGCCCAGACAACCCAGCCAAAAGTGCTTATCGTACCCCCTACGTCAATTTCGGCGGCGGGTGTTATCTTCACTCGTAATGTTGAGGGGTACACCCTCGGTTCTTTCCAGCTGACCGGCACTTTCGTTGGTACGATGCTGGTGGAAATGTCGGACGATTCCACCGATGGCAACGACGGTACTTGGAATACCCAGACGTTCAAGCGGGGCAACAGCACCGGCGATTCAAGCTCACTGACTTCGGCGGACTACGCCGCGATTGGGTGCGCTTGCCGTTGGATTCGCTTCCGTGTTTCGGCGTATACGTCTGGCACTTTCACGGTGTCCGCGCTGTTCGAAAGCGGGGCTTACGTAGCCAATGCGGCGGTCAGCGCCTCAGGGTCTACGGCGGAAGATTCACCAGCTTCCGGCAACCCCGTTGCGATCGCCTTCGAAGCTCGTAACACCAACAAGACGGCCATGTCGACTACCGGCGACATGATTCGCCCGATTGCTACTATGATCGGCGTCGCGATCAACAAGCCTCATTCCATTCCGGAGCTTGAGTGGTCGTCCGTAGCGGGCGCTTCGGGTATTGTTAACACCACAACTGCCGTCCAGTTGAAGGCGGCGGCTGGATCGGGTCTCAGGAACTACATCAAGTCGATGCAGATTTCCCACGACCTGCTCGGCGGTGTTACCGAACTTGCTATTCGCGACGGCGCGGCTGGCGCAGTTATTTGGCGGACGAAACTACAGACGCCCGCCAAAGAAGATGTCAACATTGTGTTCGAGGACCCCATCAAGAGTTCCACGAATACCCTTCTCGAAGTCGTCACGCTGACTGCGGTCACGGGTGGCGTCTACGTCAACGTACAAGGATACGCAGCAGCATGAGCAAGGGCAAGGTTACTATTCAGAAGGTCACCCCGGTATACTTCGTTGAGTTCCTCATCGAAGGGCCATCGGCGAACGGCAGCGGTTCCAGCAACATCGAAATCCTGCCAGAGGGCGCGACACACGCCCAGATGGCGGAATTCATCGCAACGTCGTATGGCTACGACGAATACGAACTCGTCGACCAAACTGGAGTATAACAAATGGCAACGACCAAAGACATCCAGAACCGCCTTATCGCCCTCGGGTTCCCTGTCGGCAATGCCGGGGCTGACGGTGTCTTTGGTCGTGCTACCATCGCCGCCGTTAAGAAATTCCAGCTAGCGGTCGGCCTTTCGGTGGACGGCGTTGTCGGTCCGAAAACATCCGAGCGGCTTTTCGTCGCTCCAGTCAAGATTACTGTTCCGTGGATCGCTGAGGCGACCCGGTTCCTTGGCCTCAATGAGGTGAAGGATGCCAAAATCCTCGACGAGGTGCTCGACCTAGACGCCAGCGCCATTGCTTGGTGCGGTGCTTTCGCCGGGATGGTCCTCGCAAATGTTCTCCCCGACGCCGTTATGCCGTCGAACCCATTGTGGGCGCTGAATTGGGCGTCCTGGGGCATTCAGGCAGCCCCCGTGGACGGTGACCCCTACTACGGGGCGGTAGCCGCCTTCAAGCGGAATGGCGGCGGGCACGTCGGGTTCGTTGTAGGACACGACTCAAATTATGTACATGTCCTTGGGGGAAACCAGAGCAACAGCGTCTCGGTCACCAAGGTACTCAAGAAACAATTGCGGGCGTATCGGTGGCCTGCAAATGTGCCTTTTATCGGGTCCCCGATGGGCTTCTCCAAATTCACTGGTGAAGTGTTCAACAACGAGGCGTGAGATGGATTTGAAAAGTGTTTCTAAAGCTATCGCTGGTGCAGTTGCCAGTGGTGTTGTGGGTGTTGGTACTGTGGTTGCAGTTCCGTCGACTGTTGAGATGCCTTGGTATGGGTATGTCATCGTCGGCGTTGTCAACGCAGTGATCGGCTTCGGTGTTGTTTACTTCGCACCGAGAAACGCAGCGTAAGAAGGTAAATGGCAGAGCTTACTCCGGAAGAACGACGCGCCTTCGAAGACTTCAGGTCCTTGACGGTGGAAGAACGCAGAACTCTCGCGGAGTTCGCTCAATTTGCCAACCGCCCATCACGGGCGGACGCTGACGTGAAGAACTTGGACCAGCTTATCGACCTAGTCCGTAAGAGGCCCAAGCTGATCGCACTTTTTCGTAGGGCGGAAATGTGGGAAGAAGGTAGACGCTACCTCATCATGTTGGGGGGTCTTGGTGCAGCCATCACGGCTGTATTGGTGGCGTACAAGACCATTGCGGAAGGATTTTTCCAGTGAACAAAAGCGGCCGTTTTATGGCATGGCTTGCGCCTCGGAATGTCTACGATTGGGTTCTGATCGTAGTGACTTGCGTGCTTTTCTCCCTCATTGGATACTGGTCAATCGTCGACCGCCAGCCGGTAAGCGAAAGTTCTAGTGAGGTTCTGACCCCAATCGTGCCTCAGGGCGGTACATTTACCATCCAATATACGGTAAAATGGAATGGGTCTTGCAAGGTGTCGGGGTATCGGTTCGTGATAGACTCGGCAGGGCAGCAATACACCGTCGCCCCCGACCAACGCCTTGTCAGACCTTCGGACGCTCCGGAGTTCGTCATTAATATTCCAATACCCTCGTCGGCCAAGCCGGGTCCGGCGATCTATCGGGCGACCATCCTCTACCAGTGCAATCCGCTGCAGTATATCTTTCCATTGGAGCGGCAGATACCCGACCGGCATTTCGAAATCAGTCTCCCCGGCGCGCAATCCAGCCAAAATGCCCTGGATTGCGTCGGGGAGAAGCCAGTATTCGTGCGAGCCTTCTGCAGGCGTCGCTGACGTTTCACCCCCAACTTGACGCCACCACAGGGACATGGTATAATGACCGAACATAAACAAGTGTACCGGGATTCGGATGGAGTACGTCGAACCCTGATCACTGACACGGACCGACCGAACGACATCGTCGTGCACACCGAGGTCCAGTTTGACGCCATCCTCGAAAGCATCAAAGCTAAACGAGACGCGCTCCCGGCAAAGTCAGTCAACAAGCACCTCGCCACAGTTCCGATGACAGTCTACGAAAAGTCAATCGTCGAGCAGTGGGGTCCTGACGACTGGAAGAAGTGGTTGAACGACCCCGATAATGCGGCGTTCAGGGTTTGGCAAGGGCGGGTATGAGCGACTTCACAGATTTTCTGGCGGTAGTCAAGGAGTGGGTCGGGCGTACCGATTACTCCGACGCCGTCACCACGTCGTTCGTCCGCATGGCCGAGACCACCCTCACACTTTCGCTGCGGGTCCGGGAGATGATTGTCACCTCCGACGCCATCGTTACCGAGGGCAAAGTCGCCCTGCCGATTGATTGGGCGGAAGCCGAGTTGATCCGGTTCAAGGGCGGCAAGCCCCTGATCTACACCCCGCACAACGACTTTTACGGTGCTGACGAGAAGCGCACCAATTGGTATACCCTGCTCGGCAACGACATCGAGTTCGGTTCCCCGATAGACGAAATCGAGGGGCTAGAGGTGACGATGAGCTACTACCAGCACATTCCCACCTTCACCGACGACGCTACTTGGCTATTCTCCAAGTATTACAACATATACCTTCAATCATGCAACGCTGCCGCCGCCCTGTATTCCCAGGAGTTTGAGCGCGCTACCTCGCTTGAAGGGTTCGTATCAACCATGGTGGAGGCCGCAAACGGCATGTTCCGCCGAGGAAACATCAGCGGCTCGGTGCTTCGTCGCCCGCCCCCGGCAAGGATTGGTTAAATGGGTGTTATCGCAGCTGGCGAAGTTCGCGCTCTCAATGGACTGCTCGCCGCAGTGTATGTTGGCCTCCACACGGGTCAGCCGACCAGCGGCAACGAGATTGTGGGCAACGCTTACGCGCGTCAAGCATACGTTTACGCGCTGTCGGGCGGTGACCCGACCGTCGCCAACAACAGCGCCATCATCCAGTTCCCGACCGCCACGGCAGATTGGGGAACGATCACCCACGCGGGTATCTGGACAGCTTCAACGGTTGGCACCCTGCTCGCTTGGCAGGCTCTGACTGCGTCGAAATTCATCGGAGTGGACGACGTTTTCCGCTTCCTCGCCAACAAACTGCAGGTCACACTCGATTGAGCAGCCGCTACGACATAGGTCCTTACGGGGTCAACAACTACTCGGCGTCCACCAATCAGGACGCCGATTTCAATATCGTTGCCACGGAGACCGTTGCTGCGGGTGGCTCTCGAATGGTTGCAGCCAGCGAGCTTATCACCTCCAACGCTTGGTTGTTTGCAGAAGCCAAGACCATCGCGGGCGCGGGTGCTGTCGTCAGTGGCTACTTTTCGCTGTACGCAGAACCAAAGTTCGTAACGCAGGTGGCCGGGGAAGCCTACCTAGACCTTGTCATCAATCTGAACGCTAGGCCGTCAACCATCGTCGACGGTAGCAACGGAACTGCTGACTGCTTTGCCGCTATGCTTGCGGACGCCTTCGGAGGCAAGTTCTGGGACCCCGAACAGTCGGGTGGTCTCTGGACACCGAAAGTACCTTTGAACGACATCTGGGTCCGCGAAGGCAACCCACCGCCTTGGAGCAATTAACATGGCCGATACAGTAACTGCCAATTACGCGTGGGTAAAGCCGGAACCGGGCGCTTCGAACTCAACTTGGGGCACGAAGCTTAACACGGACTTGGACGGCATCGACACACAGATGAAGGCCAATGCCGACGCGATCACCCGGCTGACCGAGAACTTTGTTGCGAAGAACGCCAATTACACCGCCGTCGCCGCCGACAACCACGACCACCTGTATTTCGGGGTAGCTGCCACCTTGTCGCTTACAGCTGCGGCAACACTTACTTCATCTTGGTTCGTGACGGGAACGGCGGGCAGCGGCAACTTGGTGATCGACCCGAACGGTGCGGAGTTGGTAAACGGTCTAGCCACCGTTACCATCGCCACGGGCGACAGCTTCTTGCTGCTTTGCGACGGCATCAACTTCCAGTGCATCGTATACCCCGCTGCCACAACGTTGTTTCGATTGGCGGCCGGGGCGGCTTCGCGGATTACCGGCGAGCTGCAAACAACGGCACAGACCTTTCTCAGGGCCGTTGCGGGCAACTACGGCACCATGTTTCGGTTCGACGCTTCCGATTTTTACGTACTGTTCACCGCATCGGGGGACCAGTACGGCGGTTATAATGGCCTTCGCCCGGTCCAAATAAACGCCGCCACCGGCAGGGTGACGGTGGGGAACGGTCTAACGTCTACACTTGATGTAACTGTGGGTGCTGGTGGGACGCGGTATCAAACAGACGGTAACATAATTTTCTCCGCTGGTATGGCTGCGTACGGAGTGGCGTTGAATTCCGCTCTAGACAGCATCAAGGGCAATGCTGCCGGATGGAGTGCCAGCGGTAACCGTGATGAAACCAATTTCCCCATTGGCATGCAGCTCATGGGCTTCGGCACCCCGCTACAGCAACGCCGCACGTTGGTCAACCTGTACCTTCACTCCAACTTATCGGACTACACTTGGGCGGCTACCGCCACCATGATAGCTGGATCGTGGCGTCAATGCGGTGTAGCATCTAATGACCGTCAGCTCTTTGAAAGGGTGGCATAATGCCTGTGGAATTCAGCAAGATCCTCTCAGTCTCCCACATGCCGACTGCTGGTCGCTATAACGTGGTGGTCGAATACGTCGGGGAAGAGGAGGGAACATTTCAGGGACCGTGGGGCTACAACCCTACCGACCCTTACGCCGCCCCCGCTATGAAGGCGGCTGTGGAATCGTGGGTTGCCCAAGGAAAGCCCATCGCAGCCTATGTTCCGCCTACCCCCGCAGAACAGCGCGCGGCTATGCCCGTCCTTTCGGCGCGTCGCCTCCGTCTTGGGCTTATTGCCAACGGGATTATGCCATCGCAAGTGCAGACAGCCCTCGAAGCAATGCCCGCCGGGGTTGACCGCGAAAAAGCTCTAGTAGAGTGGGAATACGCTAGCGACTTCGAGCGCTTGCACCACCTCATCTTGACCGTCGGCGCTGCTTTGGGCCTCACCCCCGAACAAATCGATACAATGTGGATGGCTTCGCAGAACCTATGATCAATCCCCAGGCCATTGCTATACCCCCCGGTGTCGTCGCAGTGCCCACTCGCGCTTCTAAGAGCGCGAATTGGGCCGAGACTAATCTTATGCGGTGGGTGGATGGGAAGATTTCCCCAATTGGCGGCTGGTCGAAATACAATTACACGGCGTTTGCGTCGCCTCTGCGCGCTATTCACCGTTGGACGACGCAGACCGGCCTTCAGGTCATTGCCTACCTGTGCGAAGCGCACTTATACGTCGACCTCGGCAACGGGTTGCAGAACATCTCCCCCACCGTCGCCATCGTGCCTCCTTCGGGCAGCGTTGTCGCAGGCGGCTATGGTGACAATACCTACAACCTCGGCCTTTACAATACCCCGCGCCCCAACCGCGACCCCAACACGGTTCTCCCACCAATCTACCGGCTGGACAATTGGGGCGAAAACTTGCTGGCGATGACCAGCAACGACGGGCGGTTGTTGATGTGGAACCCTAACACCCCCTCCACTGCGGCGGCGGCTGTTGCGGGAGCCCCGATAAACAACCGCGACTTCATCGTTGCCCCCCAACGCTTCGTGATCCTTTTCGGCGCTGGCGGTGTTTTCAACAAGTACCAATGGTGCGATGAAGAAGACATTACGAACTGGTCGCTGGTCGACATTACATCGAAAGGTGGGGACTTCACCATTCAGCCCGCCTCGCCGATCGTCACGGCGGCTTTGTCCGGATCGAACATCGTGGTGTTCACGGCCAACAATAATGGGTTCGTGATCAGCTTCATCGGGATGCCTTATATCTGGTCGACCGAGCTTTTCCAGTCCGACACAGTTCCGATGTCCCCCAAGGCGATTATCAACACGCCTCAGGGCTGCGTCTGGGCGTCGCTGGACGGCTTTTGGTATTTCAGTGGTGGCTCCGCCGTGCCGCTGCCCTGCTCCGTGTGGCAGTGGGTGGACGACCGAATAGACGAATTTCAGGCCCGCTTTACCGCCGACTTCGTGATCCTCCCGACGTTCTCGGAGCTTTATTTCTTCTTTCCCTCCAAGGGCAGTCTGGTTAACGACCTGTACGTCGTGTGGAACTACAAGGACGGGTGGTGGGGGACCGGCAAGATGAAGCGCGCTTGCGGCGTCAAATCGACGTACATCGGCAAGCCCATCATGTCGGATGGGACCAGCGTGTTTGAACACGAGAGCGGCTCGGTGTATTCATTGGTCGCCGGGGAAGAGTTGCCTTGGGCTAGAACCTACAATTTCAATCTGGCCGGTGGCGCGATGATGATGTCCATCGGGCGAATGCTCGCGGACATCGGAGCCAACACCGACGGCATCACTTTCCAGATGGATTATCAGACGGTGCGCTCCGGGCAGTTGACCAGCGCGAAATCCGCCGAAGTTCCCGTAATCGGCGGTTTCGTTGGTTTTCGGGACACTGGCCGCGACTTCCAGCTTACGATCCGGCAGAAGACACCCGATGTCAAGGACTGGACTTTCGGCGACACCATCCTTGACACTATTCCGAGGGGCAGACTATGAAGCTTCCCGATCCGAATGTCACCGACGCGGGCACCCAGAACTATCTGCGGCTGCTCGTCAAGACGCTTACGGCGGAGTTGGCACGGAAGATGGAATCCCGAACGGCCGTGGATTCCGTACTACTTGTGTCCCCAAACCGTTCAGTGTATAGTGTACAGGTGAGTGACGCCGGGGTGCTAAGCACCACCAAGCTATTCGAGGGGTAAATGACGGAGCGGGATTACAAATCTGAGATGTTGGAAATGCTGCATCAGCAAGGTGATCTGTACACCTACAGCGACATCATGGATTGCATCCACTCCGGGAAAATGCAGAGCTTCGTCGCCCAAGATACATGGGTGGTAACCCAAGTACACGAATTCCCACAGAAGAAAGTGGTCGATATCGTGTTCGTGTTGGGTGACGAATCGGGCCTAAAGGCGATCGAGCCCAGGCTTCTCGAATTCAAAGAGCGTATCGGCGCGGACTACCTGTCTGCTACCGGGCGCAAGGGCTGGCTTCGGAAGGCTTTCCCAGGATGGGAGCTTGTCTCCGTGAATTTTATCAAGGTGTGAAATGACAAGCAAACAGCCCTCCACCACCACCCAAATTCAGAAGGTCGAGCTGCCCGCTTGGGTGGACAAGGCTTCTCAGGAGAACTACAAGGAGGCTTCCGCCCTCGGGTCGCAGCCATTCATGCAGTATCAGGGCAACCGCGTGGGCGAGATGGGCGCGGACACCCAGACCGCGATCAACAACACGAAGACCGCCATTGGTTCGGGCGACATGTCCGGCATTCTGGCCGACATCGCTTCCGGCAAGACCAACGCCGCCGATCTGATGAAGAACTATCAGAACCCGTATCAGGACGACGTCATCAACAAGACGCTGTCCAGCCAGAACGACCAACGTATTCAGGCACTGATGGGCAACTCCGACGCCGCTTCTGCAGCTGGTGCTTTCGGCGGATCGCGACACGGGGTAGTCGACGCGGTTACGAACTCTGAGAGCCTCAAGAACATGGGCCTCTTGGAATCGCAGATGCGCTCGCAGGGCTTCAACACGGCGCTCGGCGCAGCGCAGAACGACGTCGCAGGTCGCGCATCCAGCGCAACAGCGGCGACCGACGCCCGCACGAAGAGCCTTGCTGGCCTCCTGCAGACCGGCCTGACCGAGCAACAGACAAATCAGGCGAAGATCGACGCCGACATGACGAAGTTCAACGAGCCGCGTCAGAACGACATCGACAACCTCAACCTGAAGCTTTCGGCGCTCGGCATGTCGCCATACGGCAAGACCGACACTACAACGAAAACCTCCACGGGCGGCTCGTCCGGTACGGACTTCGGCCAGATGGGCATGGGTATATTCTCACTGCTTCTCGGCCTCTCCGAAGACGACACCAAGACCGACAAGGAGAAGGTCGGCATGGTTCCGGGCACCGATCTGGAACTCTGGGCCTATCGCTACAAGAAAGACCCGAAGACCTACCCGAAGGTCGTTGGCGTCATGGCGTCGGATGTCGAGAAGAAGATGCCGGAAGCTGTCCACAAGGTCGACGGCAAGCGCATCATCAACTACGGCCTGATCGGAGAGGTGATGGCAAATGGCGGCAAATAAGGAAGTCGCGGACTACATCCGCAAGCGCGCCATTGCCCTCGGAGCCGACCCAGAGACGGCGCTAAAGGTATCGCGGGCTGAGGCTCTGAACGTTTTTGACCCCACCAAGCCCGATCTTGGCGGCGACGAGGGTTCGTCCTTCGGTCCGTTCCAGTTGCATTACAAAGGTATGTCGAAATCCATGCCCAATGCCGGGATGGGCGACGATTTCACCGCCGCGACCGGCCTCCACGCGAGCGATCCCTCGACATGGCCGCAACAGGTCGACTTCGCCCTCAACCAAGCCGTCAAGGGTGGTTGGGGTCCGTGGATGGGTGCCAAGGCGGCTGGCGTCGGCACTTGGGATGGCCTTCCCCGCAACGGCGGCATCACCATGGGTTCCCCGCAGGGCGCTTCAGCGCAAGTCGCCCCCGGCACCATTATGCCGCCCCTCAACGCCGCGCCGGGTATTCCCACGCAGACCGCCGCCGCAGCGCCGCTTGGCGACCAACTCGGCGGGGCTATTTTCGGCGATGATTTGGCTGCAAAACTCAAGGGTGCTTTCGGCGCTGACGCTCCTGCAACTGGACCCGGCAAAGCTGGCCTCGGAATTATGGCCAGTGCTCTGGGGGGCGGAGCAGCCAAGGACCGGCAGGCCCAGATCGACCGCGACAACGCGAGTATTCAGGCCAACCCGAACCTCGGCGTCGACGATTCAGCCCGTATGCAAGCGGGCCAGCAGCTGATGACCACGCTGCTCTCCAAAATGCGCAAGCCCACTGGTATAAGGATGGGATGAAGATATGTCTGTAGGTAGCTCGATCCTTCAACTCCTTGGCCAGCAGGACCCCCGCCAGCAGCTGATCCAGTCCATAGTAGGGCAGGCCAGCGGCGGACCGGGCGGCGCACAGTACGCGGGGGACCCCACGGCTGCCGCACCCACTACCGCCCCCGCCGCAGGTGCCACCAGTGCGCCCATGCCTGACGGCCTGAAGTCCCCTCCGGACCTTGCCGCGATGTATGGTGACCTGATGAAGTATCAGAGCCGCGCCGGTAACATCGACCGGGGCTTCGGCCTTATCGGTTCCTCAATCTCCCAAGACGCCAACCGCAGCGACACGCTGCGCTCCTTCACTGGCGACACCGACACGACGTCGGTCAACCCGGCCAGCATTGCTGACCTCGCCCTTTCGATGCAGAAAAACAAGGCACTACAGGCTTCCAGAGCCGCACAGATTGCCGGACTGCCCGCCATTGCAGCCCGTCTGGGTATTCCCATGGTAGAAGCACGCTCCCTGATGGAGAGCGGCAAGCTCGATGAGGTACTCGCCAACTTCGAAAAGCCGGATCGAGCAGCGCAGATCGACGCGCTTGGTCGTCCGGTGGTCACGGATTTGAAAACCGGGGCGCAGATCGGGGGTCCAGCAGGGCCAGCCAAGCCCCAAATCGTGGATGGTGCAAATGGCTCTAAGTACCTATTCGACCCGGAAAAACAGGAGGTTGGCAAGCAACTTCTGCCGCCTGATATGTCGACGACTGACACCAAAGACTACGCCGCCTATATGGATGATGAAGTCACGCGCGGAACCGAGCCAGCTAAAATAATGTCGCTGCAAGAGTGGCGGATGACCAAGCCGCCGTCTACTGCTGTTACCAACAATATCAACAACTCGTCTGAGAATGCATTCTCCAAGAAGAGCGGCGAAAACTTCGCGGATGACTATCAGAAAATCCGCGGCGCGTCGAAGACGGCCCGCGAGCTTCTCGGCCAATATGATCTGGTGCAGAAGGCGTTGGATGCGGGCCTCGAAACTGGCGCGACTGCCGACGCTGTCGCTGCTGCGCGTCGTATCGGCCTTGCTGCCGGGTTGGACGTCGACCAGTCGAAGCTACAGGGCGCGGAATTGATCAAGGCGGTCACCAACCAGATGGCTCTGACGATGCGCAACCCCGAAAGCGGGATGGGCATGCCGGGTTCACTGTCCGATAAGGACATCCAGTTCCTCAAGCAGGCCAACGTCGGCATCGACACGTCGACAGGCGGCAACAAGACGCTGCTCAAGGCATTCCGGGCCATTCAGGAGCGTCGCATCGAGGTGGGCAAGCTCGCCAATCAGTACGTCAAGGATCACAAACAGCTTGATGCCGGGTTCGACGACCTCGTCACCAACTATAATGAAGCCAACCCGATCTTCGAGGACTTCCAGCTTGAAGGCGACGGCAAGGGTCCGGACGTCAACGTTCTGGTCGACAAGTACAAGACGAGGAAGAAATAGTGGCTAGTCTCGACGAACTGAAAGACGCGCTCGTCAATGCAGACAAGGCGGGGGACACACAAGCGGCGACAGCATTGGCCGATGCTATCGCCAACTTCGACACGTCTGCGCCGCCTGAAACAGCCGTCAAGGCGCAATACGACGCGATGCCTCTATGGCAGAAGGTTCCTCAGGCAGCTGACGACGTTATTCGCAAGATGGCTGACGGCGCGACTTTCGGCTACGCCGACAAGCTGGCCTCGTACATGGGCGGCACCCCGCTGGCTGACGAGCGCAAGAAGACAGCCGACGCTTCGGCGCGCGCCGGTTCTGCGGGGGATGCCGCTGAACTCACAGGCATGATAATGCCTGCCGCAAGGCTTGGCCTCCCATCTGCAATGATGGCTGTTCCGCAGGGCTGGGGGACGCTAGCCAGGATGGCTATGGCAGGGGTGGCAGGAGCTGGGGAAGGTGCGGGATACGGCACACTTTCGGCGCTAGGCCACGACACTGGTGTCAAAGAAGGAGCACTTTCCGGGGCGATCGGCGGCGCGATTGGCGGCCCTCTCGTCGAGGGGCTATCCACCGGCCTCGGCGCACTGTGGCGCAGGGCGTCGGGCGTCAACCGGACCCCGTCGGTCGATCAGCTGCGCGACACCAAAAACGCCGCCTATCATGATGTCGAGACGCGCGAAGCCATGGTTCCACCCAACCGCATCGTACAGACGGTCAACGACTTGAACACACAGTTGCGCGGCAGCGCGCATAATGGCGTCCGGATTGCACGACACCCCGCCGCCGACGACATGCTAGACCAACTGAACGATGTCGCTTCGCAGACCAACGGCGAAAGCCTGTATAATCTCGACACGCTTCGGCAGACAGTCAATGAGGACGTGACTTCCAAGGGCGGCTCGGAGGGCCTGTTCGGCAACCAGATGCGTCAGGGCCTCGATAACCTGTTGGGAGACTCAACCGGGGTAACGGTCGCACGAGGAACACCGGATGAAGCCGTCCAAAGCCTCCTTTCGGCGCGCGATGCAAACCAAAGGTACAGAAAATCGGCGGATATTTCCGGCGTTGTACAGCGTGCTGATCGCCGTGCTGCTTCGACTGGCACTGGTGACACTGCGGGTAACCAAATCCGTCAAAACGTGCGCGGCATCCTTGACAACGATACTAAGTCGTTGGGCTACACGCCGGAAGAACTAGCGCTGATGGAACAGGTAGTTCGGGGCACTTGGTTGGGTAACAAGGCCCGTTCGGCGGCTGGTGTCGTGGGCGGGTTTGCTGGCAAATCAACTGCTGCGGGCGCTGGTATGGGCATCGGCGGATACGTTACGGGTGGTTCCCCCATGGGCATTAGCATGGGCGGGGTTGCGGGCCTCGGCGCGTCGGCAACCGCCGAAAATATGTTGAAGTCACTTTCCGAGCGAAGCTCTAGGAGGCTCACCGATGACCTGCTTCATCTTACTGCTACTGGTCGTCGGTTGCAGACCGGCAAGAACGCGGCCGGTCCCATGTCGCGCACGAACGAGGCGGACCTAGAGCGGCTGATAATGATGATGAATGTTCCTACCGGTAATAGTGGGAATTGAAGCGGCGTTTGAAGTCGGCCTTCCAAACGCGGAAATCGTCGCGCATCTGGCAGAACGACGCCCAAAATAGCCGGGGCGTCCAAATCGCTAGGTGGATAAACACGCACAACGCGACCCTGAGTATTAGATACCCTACAACGGCGAATGACAGCCCGTAAATGTAATCCAGTAACATTGCATCGGCTCCTTGCCGGGTTCGTGTACGTATCATACCACGCCCCCGGCCCGGTGTCAATTCCGTTTGCCGATGTGCTGGAATACCGCTTGGAACACTGACTCTTTTCGTTGCAACGCGCGCGTAGCATTCCGGTCCAGCTGTGTCCCGACAATATCGCAATACCAATTAGTCTCGCCGATCTGACCATATCGGTGATTGCGATCTTCAAGCTGGCTGCGGTCGTCCAGCGAATACGTGTTCTCGTAGAACACCATGTCCGAGCAGTGGTTCTCCGGCTCTGGACCGCCGATAAGCGTGTGGCCGTACTTTGCCGCCTTGGTGATGAATATAACGCGGCAGGTCGGGTCCTCGTTGAAGCGGCGCTTGTTGGCCGATATTTCCTCCGGGGTCATCCCGCCGCTGATGTGTACCGGGTTCAGCTTGGCAAACCGCTCGTAGAGCATCGGGCGAACCACCTTGTGGTTGTACACGACGATCGTTTTGCCGACGACCCCGTCCACATATTCCTCAAGTGCATTGAGGCGCGGGTTGTTCTTCGGCTCGACCAGCAGCCGGGTGTTGCCGTCGTCGTCGATGATAAACCCGGCCTGTATCTGAGCCAACTTGATGTACTTGGTTATCGCAATGTCGACGCTGACGTGCTCATTTTCGCTGAGCCACAATACGAAGTCATCCTCCATCGACTTGTACATACGTTTCATGTCGGGCGTCAGGGTGTATTCACGGGTGGTGGGTAGCTTTGGTGGTAGGTCGGTCCACTCCACCTTAGTGGCGCGGAATACATGCGGGTCAATACGCTCGGCCAGTATGTCTTCGTTCTGCGCCCCCATCACCTGCTTCATCTTGAACCCGCCCATCTTGCAGAACGCGTTTTTGAACGGGTGGTATCGGAACCCCTCAAGCTGCTTGATGAAACGCATCTGCGCCCACAGGTCGTGCGGCCCTTGGCTGATCGGCTTCCCCGAAAGGATGCGGGTGAACTCGAAGTCCTGGGCTATTTCCAGCGCAGCCTTTGTTTGATCCGACGAAAAGTCCTTGAGCTTAATGGATTCGTCAGCAACAAGATAACCACGCCGATCACCAAGAAAGTCGCGAATAACGTCGCGAGCAGACTGATGCCGGATGGCCTCGTAGTTGACAATGAGGTTCGGACGAGTCTGGAAACCGCGACGAAAAAGGCTGCGGTAATGATCCACGTTACCGGACTCATAGACGATAGGAGTGATAGGAAACCCGAACTTGTCGACTTCTTCGGCCCATCCACCCTTGAAGCTGTTGGGCGCAATCGTAACCATCCTCGTAAGGTCGAAATCCAGCGCATGATCCAGAAAATCCCCATATGACGTCGACGTTTTGCCGAGGCCCTGCTCCATAAAATAGCCGAAGCCGCGTTTACCGCGGCTTCGTTTCAGCGCCTCTACCTGCGCTCCTTTCGGTTCCCACATTAGCGACCCCTCCGTGAATGGCGCGTGGAGGCATATGTCTCCATGTCGTGCATGACCGGCCTCACCTCACTGTTGAATAGGTCGGTGCGACTAGGCCAGAACAAGAGACACGTGGCGTGTATCTCGGAGTAATAATTGTCGTAGTGGTTACGAACGAACTGATTGCCCAACTTCAGTTCCATGCAGATGAAGTGGAACGCCTCCAACTGGTCGGCCAGCTTGACGATACCTTTCACCTCGTTGTTGATGGGCGAACGCAACGGAACTAGGTCCCTGTGGTCCTCCGCCATCGCCTCTTCATCGACGTACGGCTTGACCATGGTTGGTGGGTCCCCGATCAGGGACTCAAGATCGTCGTGATGGTGCGCCCACTTGATGACCGGCCAGAGCTGCATCGCCTGATACCCGAACCACTCCTTGGCGATCCGCACCGCCATCCTTTCGACGTTGAAGCAGTGTTCCGCCACCGACTGCGTCTGGATAGTGTGGAGGATGCCCCATCTCTTCACCACCGAAAGGCGATGGTCCAGCTCATTGAAAATTTTATTCACGGGTAGCGGCCTCCTTGGCCTTGTGCGTCCAATACCGCATCACGGCGGACTGAACCGCCGCAACATGTGCCATCGCCACCCCCGCCCCGATCAAAGGGTCGGGGTAAGCGCCGTAGCACTCTTTGTAGGCGTTGTTCCAGTAATCCGCCTCGTCCCTGAGGTTGGGTTGGATCATCGCCCCCGCTCCATTACAATCGACGCCACGATCAGAGCGAAATTGGCGACATCCGCTGCTTCAAGCATCGTCCGCACCATGTTCCGGTCGCCGTGGACCTCGGCCTGTAGCTCGGCCACCTCGGCCTTAAGTAGGTCGAACGCCTGTTCGATGGGGAGGTCTTCCCACTTCCCCTTCTTGACGTTCTTTTCGAGCTTGAACACCATCGCGTCGACGAAGCGGCGGATATCCGCTCCGTATTGAGCCATGTTGCCTTCGAGACGGACCACGAACGAGAAGGCGGTGTGATCGCCGCCCGGCGAGGCCAAATCCATCCCGATAACCCACGGCTTCCGCTCGTAGGTATTGGAGGGGTCGCGGGCCTCCTCACCCTTGAAATACGGATGATTTCTGTAAGACCGCTCCCGATCTTCCGCCGTCGGGTAGCCCATGTCGCCGTTGTCTATAACCATTGTTTTACATCCTCCGATGCTGCGCCGTGGCCGAGGATCAGCCCGAACGGCTTTAGCGACGAACTGTTAATACGGCGCACTTTCTCGATGATGCCCATCTGCCCCACCGTGTCGAGGTAGTTCATGAAGTTCATGAACACGAAGTCCGCCCCGTTGGCGTCGATGGCCTGCCGCGCCTGCATTTCGCTGAACGTGAAGACGCGCCGCACGCGTTGCGTCACCGTCGTCAGTTCCGGCACTTGCTTGAGGGCCTCCCATGTGGTCTCCCATTGGTCGGGATAGCAACCCCCGCTGTCGAACCCGTCGACGTTGCCCACCCGGATCGGGTAGGTCCGCATCGAAGCGTAGACGCGCTCAACCATCCAAGGTGGGATGCGAGCGTCGCTGATGCCTTGCATAACGGTGCATTCTCGGCTCGTCACTTTCGGGTAGAACTCCGAGTTGAGGCCCAGCGAAAAGCCCTGACTGACTTCCAAGAAAGTCCGGACCCCGGAGATGTACGACAGCGGCACGCCGCCGTAGAAGATGTTGGAGGGGGCACCCACCATCGACCAGTTCTGTATTACTGCCTTGGGGTCCCGCAGTACCTTCCGGGCTAGGGCAGCGCCAGTGCCGGACCGTGTACCAGCCACGGCGGCGACGGTGCCGGAATGCTCCGCCGCCTTGTCCTCCGGGGTGATGACGGCGGCGAGCGGGTCAACGAAGATTTCCAGCTGCGGGTAGCGTCGTGCCTCCGCGAACAGGATGTCCATGTCGATGATCGCCCCCGCCGACAGGTAAACCACCGGGTTGCCATATCCATTGACGACCGACGCCACAGCGAAAGTGGGGAGTTGCTTGAGCACGTGCTTTTCGCCGCTGTCGCTGTAGAACGTGTGCCCGCTATTCGGACCGGCGTTCGATACGACCGCCCCGAACGATACGCCCTGCTGGAAGGCTTGCTGCGCCAACCACGCGGCAAGGACGCCCTTGCCGGTGGAGCCGAACTGACCGTCCACAACCGCGTGGACGCCAAAATCTGAGAAAAGCGTCTTCACTCGACGATCTCCTTGGACAGCTGATCCAGAACCTTGGACATGTCAGCGTTCGGTGGAACAACCACCGACTTCGTCTCCGGAATGGGGTCCGGACGAGGGGCGAACTTCTTGGCGAGCGATACCGTCGACGCGTCAGGGATGTGGGAGGCGATGGGACCGGGCGGAGTGATTGGTGCAACCGGCGTCGGCACTTCAATGCCGTTCAACGCGGCGGCCAAAGCCGTGTACCCGGCCTGATCGACGAAATCGTCGTCCTTGAGCGCGCCGTGGACATTTCGTGCGATCTTGAGCAGCACCATCATCTGGGCCACGTCCTTCGGTGTAATGTTGATCCCCGGAACACCTCGCTGGCTGTTAGTGTTGGTGAGATACACCGACCAGAAGTGGCCGATCATCTGGAAGCTGTCTTCTGCGCCGCCGTGTTGCCCGCCGCGCTCGGTAGTGACAACCTTGTTGGCGGTTCCAAGGATGTAAGTGGCGACCTTTCGGTGGTCTTGATCTTTCGACATCAATATTTCCCTTTGTACCATCGTTGAAGGAGTTGGGGGAACGTCTCCCCCTCTTGCTGCACGGCACACCGTTCAATGAACGCCCTGCCCCGAACGCCGTCGTCACGGACCGTTCCACTTAGGTAAAACACGTCGTCTTTGACGCCGATCAGCAGCGCTTTGCCGCCACCAGCATCTACATCCAGCATTTCGATGTATTGACGAGGCGATGGTTCGAAGAACCGCCCCGTAAACCGTTTAGCCTCGGCGAGGATCAGCCCCGTTTCAGGCAGCGAAAGGATAAGGTCGAGGATGCCGACGCCGTACTGGTCTTCGACGCGACGCGCATAGCCGCCAGCGGCTCGGACATCAATTACGATGTTGCCCTTGAACCAAGACTCCAACGCCATTTTGGTCTTCATTTAGTCCTCCACCGGGGTCTTGACGCCCCACCACCACTCGGACACGATGAACTCGCGCCGCCCGTCGATATCTGGCTCCCCGATGTGGAGAACTTGGGATATCGGCAGCCAGTATTTCCCGCCGAGCGTCATTTCTACTAGGTAGGCTTTCGGCGTCTTGTGCTCGATCAACCCTTCGAAGGTGAACTCGTCTTCGTTGCGTTTGTACCCCAAGCTCTGCTCTCCTTAGTATCCCGATTATATCACGCCTCGGCGCAGGCGTCAAGCATAGTCCAAACCCGCCGGGTTTATATGTTCCAGCCCTTCTTGCCCTTCAGCTTAGGGCCGTAGGATGCCTCCGACCAGTGGTGGCCCGACCCCAACTCGAAGGGAATGGGCACAATCAACGAAAAGTCCGGCTCATGTGGCACGTTTTCCATGATCCGAATAAGCTCGTGCGGATCGTGGCCGGGGTCTCGCTGCCAGATGGCGGAGTCGTGGATAGTCAGCAGGTTCTGCAGCGCGTCGGGGAACACGTCCTCGTACTGGTTGGCCCGCAGCAGCACTGTCTTCATGTGGTCGCCGCCGCAGTTTTGGATGATGCGGGAGACGGCCTGATAGGCAAAGCGGCGGTCTCGGCACCATGCGCGACGCCCAAGGATCGACTTGACGTAGCCCCGGTCCTTGTAGACCCGCACGGCCAGTTGCTGAAAGTCGCGGATCGCCGGAAAAGCATCGTTGAGGAACGACGAATGATCGGTCCTAGCCTGTTCGATAGAGTAGCCCATGTGCATCGCCAGCGTCTTTGGCGACATCATAGTAAGCATACCAAGACCAAGCCGCTTAGCGTATTCGCGATCAAGATGCAACACGTCAGAAGCTCGCTGATGGATGTCGAGCGTCCCATTGGTATACCCCTCCACAAGAGCAGCATCCTCCGAAAAATGGGTGAAGAAGCGCGGCTCTTGCTGCATAGCGTCGGCTTCTTCGATCAGCATCCCGTCGTCGGGGATGACAAGCGGGCGTACGATGCCGCCGATCACCTGATCCCGCTTGGGGAACGCCTGAAGATTGGGTAGCGAACAAGAGAAGCGAGCGCCCGCAACGCCGTACTCGTCGCCCTTAGACTGATTGAGGATTGGGTAAACTCGGCCTCCGATGTTGTGGGTTTCAACGAGAGGGGCAATAAAAGAGTCACGGGCCTTTTCAAGTTGTCGGACCGCAATGATATCCTTACCGATAGCGTTTCCGTCCAGCCACTTGGCTGTGAAGCTGACTTGGCCGTTCGGCTTCTTAGCAGTCGGGTCGGTATACTTGAAATCATTGTCACCGTAACCAGCCTTTCGGTATAGCGCCTCTACTTGGGTGGGTGCCATCGAGTTGAAGCCCGGTGGGAATTTCTGCTTGGCTGCCTCGATGCCGATCTTGATGTTTTCAGCCACTTTGGTGGCGTAACCAGCGTCGATCTTCAGACCGCGTGCGTGCATCCGCGCGACGTAGGGCAGCAGGTCGCACTCAAGCTTCCATGGCTTCCGCACTTCGAGACGGTCGAGCAGCGACTGCTGCTTTTCCCACAATTCGAGCGTGGACACGCCGTCGCCCGTCGCGTAGTCGAGAACAAGCGGGTGGTCACCCGGCATCTTGTAGAAATGCTGCATCGACTTGCGGTCGGCAAGCCCACCGAAACGGTCCGCGATAGCCCGATACAGCTCGTCGCCCTTCTTGGCGGTCACCCCCCGCCTTTCGGAGCAGTCGTCAAGCCCGTAGCCGAGCGTCGTGTCGTCGATCAGCGCTTCGTTGATCATCGTGTCTTCTAGAGGTGATCCGAGCACCACGCCATGACGAAGGCTAGCGCGCAGATCGAACCCCAGATTATGGCCGACCGTTCGAAATCCAAGCCGGGATCGTTGCTTAAACGCTTTAGCCATTTCCACTTCGAATTCTTCGACATTCGGAATGTTGCCTCCGCCCTCGTGCCGAACCGGCACATAGATTGAAAATTCGTTGTTGGTGACCACATACCCGACGATGATGCTCGTCACCAAGAGGCCGTTGGTTTCCGTGTCGTACGCAATGGTGTTGCTATCCTCGGCAACGATCTGCAGCGCCAGTTCCGGGTCGATCAAGCTAGTTTCAATTGTCATTTCTGCTCCGAAAAGTTGTGGGGTTGAGCAAGAGATGCGACCAGCGCCAATACCCAACCCCGTCTGACCTATGCTACCAAATGTAGCGTCCTTGCCACCCCCGGAATATCGACCTTTCGGGACCGGTAGGCTTTATGACCCGGACTCTGCCGGTCAGAATTTCGCGTTCTTGACGTCTTCGGATGAGACGTTGGAGCGGCTCGAACCACCACTTTCGGTGCTGGCCTCGTCGAGTTCGTCGTTGGCCTTCCAGTCGAGCGAGCCGTACTTTTCGTAGGTCGCCTTGGTCAGCTCATGTTCCTCGGCAGTGGTGTATCCGGCTGCCGTGTAGGAATAGCCCTTGTACGGACCCTCGTCGCCCTTCTCGTCGGTGGTCCCCATCGTGAAGACCTGATCGAAATGCTCCTGCGGGCGGAGTTCGACCTTGCTGATCAGGCCCTTGGCAGGGCGGATCGACGACCGCGTGTTGATTACGATAGCCGGACCCCAATCGAGGAAATCCAGGAACAGGAACATCATGCGGTAGGTGAGGCTGGCTGCAGGACGGCTGTTAGGGTCGCCGGGGACCGAGGAACCAAAGTCCGCGAGCTTAGATTCCTTGACGCTGCCCCGCGTGTTGTAGGTAACGTCGCCCGCACCTTTGATCTTGACGGTGAATTCGAGGTTTTCAAACCCCGCATCCCAACGCACGCAGTCGCTGGACCGGGCCAGAATGCCACGGTCGTCGCCGCGCGGTGCCCAGAGTACCAGCTCCTTCTTGAGGCTGATGGGTGCGAACCGCAGGCTGGTGCCCATCGATTCTTCCATCAGCGTGTGAAAGAACTGCCCGACCTTGAGGCCATCGAAAGTCTGGATTTCTTCCGAGACGGCCTGCAGAAGCTTGACGCGCGGAATGATCA